GCCCGCATGGCCCGGTCAACGATCTTCCCCACGACCTTCTGGTGCAGGTCCAGGGCCTTGCCACCGGTGTTGTACTTCTCGTCGATGGCTGACCCGATCTCATCGGCAGCGATCATGGCCGCGCCCTGCCAGCCACCGACCAGGCCGCCAGCAATCCTGCCGCCGACCCGCCTAGCACCAGCCATCAGGCCCTTCTTGGCCGCCTTCTCACCGACCTTCTTCAGGCCAAACATGGTGGCCGTGTGGGGGTCCATCTTCGGGGGTGGGCGGTTGTACTTGGGCTCCGCTGCTGGAGCCTTGGTTGCCTTGGGCTCTGGCTTGGCTGTGAGTTTGTCCAGGCTCCCGCCCTTCCTCAGACGGGCCTCTGTTTCCCCTCGCGCCTTGTCCTTGGCAGCCAGGGTCCGACGATCTCTGTCGCTCCAGGGGCCATCTGGCCTGGTGTCGTTCTTGAACTTGATCCGCCGCTCCGTTGCGGCGTCAACCTGTCGGGCTCGGTGCTTGTCCCTGGCTTCCTGATTCGAGCGTCCCATCACTTCTTCCTCTTGCGAGACTTGTGTTTACTGCGGAGTAGTGGCCCGCCGGCATCGGCCTGGTTGAACTCATGGGCAACCGACTGGGAGATCCCGGCCTTCTTGGCAAAGGCTGGGTTGTGGGCGGCAGCGGCCATGAACCGTGCCTGCTTGGCGGATCTACTGGGCACTATGGCTTCTTCCCCTTCGGCTTGGCGGCTGGCTTGGCGACTGGCTTCGGCTTGGCGGCCTGGGCGGCCTTCTGCCCCTGGATCTTCGTCTCGGTCATGGCAGCCTGGGACTTGGCGCTAGAGAGCCTGGTAAGCATCTGGTCCCGCTGCTCGTTGCCCTGGGCAGCCTTGGCATGGCGCTGCTCCATGTTGAACTCCGCCTCCTTGCGGGCCTGCTCCGCGTCGAACGCCACCTGTTTGCGCTTCTCTTCGGCCTCGAAGGCGGCCTGGTCCTGGGCCTGCTCCCTGGCGGCAGCGGCGGCCGTAGCTTCCAGCTTGGCGACCGTCTTCGCATCCTCACCATCTGCGGCGGCCTGGGCCTGGGCTTCGGCAGCCTGCTGGTCTGGATCCGGGGGTGGGGGTGGCGGCTGGGGTGGCGGCAGCATCTTTGCGGCGATCGCCTGGGAAAGTTTAGCCTCCTGCTCTGCGGGCAGCTCTTCGTCGTCGGTCTGGGCGAACATATCGTGGGGCGGCAGGACGATCCCCATCTGGGCCTCGACCTCCTGGCGGTAGGCAAACGCCTTGTGTTCCATCAGGTGAGCCATCATCACCGGCTCTAGCTGGGCCACCAGATCGGGGTTTTCGGCCGCCATCTTCTGCCCGAAGTTCTGGTGGACCGCGATGTGGGCGGCGTGATCCTGCTCGTAGTACGCCCTGGCCGGCTTGCCGACCATGATGTTCATGTTCTCAGCCACCGGATCCAGCCTGGCGTTCTGCTTCGAGGGCAGGATCTCGTCCACATCAGCCACCTTGAGAGCCTTCAGGAGCCTGCGGTGGGCCACCCGCCTCTGCTCTGCAGGGTATAGCTCCGGGTCGCTCCCCATCAACTCCACCGCCGCCTGGGCCTGGGCGATCCGCTGGGTGCTGGACCAGATGTTCGGGTCAGACACCGGGATGATGTCCACCCGCCCGTCAAAGTCGCTTCTCAGGACCGTCTTGGCGGCCCCCTCCACGTCGTAGGGATACTCCTCAACCGGCATGAACTCGTAGTTCAGCTCTGCCAGCATCTTGTACTCGCGCCTGGCTGAGACGTGCATCCTCTTGTGGACGCCGCTGAAGACCTTTGACCCCTGCTCAATCAGAGCCAGGGTCGTGCCTACAGGGCCCGTGTTGCTGGCATCCCCGACCATGTTCTCCGTGGTGGACAGGTAGCGGCGACCCTCCTGAACCATCAGATCAAGCATCTGGGCCAGGGCCGGCGAGGGCTCCTTGAAGGGCGGCGTATAGAACATCTTGGACAGATCCTCGATGCTCGCATTAACGTCCATCCAGACGCCGGGGGTCAGGCGCTTCTCCCCGCTCATATCGGTGTTTCTGGCCTTGAACCCGCCCTGGAAGTTGGCGAAGGCGGCCGCATCCAGCAGGGCCCGCATGGCGCCACTTGCAGCTACCGCCAGGTTGCCGACGATGTGCAGCATCCCCATCCCGTAGAACCCGACCCCAGGCAGGTAGCGGTACATGGAGAACCACAGCCGGCGCTTCTTGGTTTTGTCCTCCTGGCGCCAGTTCCGCCGCACGGCCAGGACTTCTGCGGCTTCCTTGTTGATCGTGATGATGTAGGGCGGAGCGATGTCCTTCATCTCGTCCCAGGGCATCCGGTAGTCGATGTGGTACTCCAGGATCGTGCTTACCGTGTCATCGGGGTGATAACTTTCCTGGCGATCGTCAGCCCGGTCCTCGAACTGGGTCCGGTCGCGGATCCGGTCCTGGTCAGGCTGAGTGCCGATGATCGGATCCCTGGCTTCCTCCAGGAACGTCCCGGCCACCTTGCCGCGCCGGATGTCGTTCTCCCACATCGTATAGCGGTGGCAGTAGCGCGGGGCTGAAGCCAGGTCGCGGGCCGAGTACGGGACGATGAAATCCACGTCCTTGACGAAGCGGCTCACGATCATCTTCGTGATGGTGTCCGGCTGGGCCTTCTTGAAGGCAGTACCAGAGAGCCCCAGGTAGAAGAGCATCTGGTCCGTATTCCAGAAATGCTGCTCGTCCTGTTCGGTGAGCTGGTAATTCATGTAGTCAGTGACACGCTCGCCCTGGGCTGCCCGCTGCTCGTCAGACTTGCCAACGATCTTGGCCTTGACGGGCCCATCGGCCGGCAGCATCTCCTCGATGGCGCGGGCCTGAAACTGGGTCACCGCTTCGGCAATCATGGGGTGGACGACCTCAGAGGCCCCGTCGAATGGGGCTATGTCGCCTGATTCCGTGGAGTAGGTGATCCCCAGGAGATCCATCGCCTTCTTCATGCGCTCGAAGTGCGGGGCCCTGGATAACTCGTCGATGTTCAGGAACTCACAGAGGTGGTTGGCAATCAGCCGACGCTGGCTCTCGTCCAGCTTGCCTGCCAGGTTCTCGTTCCAGGTTTCTTCGGTGGCCTGGTCGTGGTGGACCATCTCCCCTTGGCCCTCCCCCTCGTTGGGAGAGACGTCTATAGACCCGTCTGGGTTGTACGTCAGTAGACCGAAATCCGCCTCAACCTGGTCAGGTTCAAAGGCCGGCATGATCCCCATAGTGGACTGGAGATCAGTCCTTGGGATGTCTTCCTGGCGCACAGCCATGGGCTTCTCCGGTGAGGTAGCCGGAGTCTATGGCTGAGTTACGGATGAGACAACCCTATACGGAGGGGAGCAACTCCACGCGCACGACCTTATACCCAGTGTTCTTGGCTATGACCCACTCGATGCCATTGTAGGCAGCCCGATCAATCGCCCCACTACGCCTGTCAGACACGGAAGACAGGATCGGGAAACCACTGGGGTTAACCACTACCCAGGCCAGCCAGTCGTTAGGCGTGGGCTGCTTGGGGGTCTTCTTCGTTGCTTTCTTCGCAGTCATCTCGTACTCCGTTCTTTCTATGGAATCATTACTTTCTTCTGTCGGAAGTTCTCCAGGGCTTCGAGCAAGTTGTCCAGCGCCCGGCAGGTCTCGACCAGGCCGGCGCGGCTGCTTTGGCTGGCACAGCCCAGATAGGCTTCCACCGCATCGGCCAGGAACCGGGCATAGACCAGCGACTCTGCCTGAGTGCGCTTGCGGGAGATAACTGCCCCGCGCTTCTTCGGCTCCCAGAATGGCTCGCCCTCTTTCCTCATATCTGCTTCAGCCGCCACACCCGGTTCATGCGGGCATGGTTGCTGACCCTGGCGCTCTGCCGCCACTCGCCGGTGAACTCGTACTCCGAGCTGCGGAAGATTGCCCCAGCGGTGTTACCCAGGGGTGGATAGCCCATGAGGATCATGCGGGCCTGAACATCATCGGCCGTGACCGTGCCGTGAGTCCTGGCGACCCCCCTGGCGATCTCCCTGGCAGCCCACAGGATGTTCTCCCGGCGCCTGGCTGCTTTGCCGATCCCCTCGTTCTTGAGTCGGCGGCCCTCGCCCAGGTGGAAGGTCAACTTACCTTCCATGCGGGAGCTTCATCATGCTTTTAGCTATCATCTTTGTTACCTCTGGCGTGGAGTGTTCCTCACCGTAGGTCACTCTAACCTCCAGGCGCCGGCCCATCAGTTCGCCTTCTTCGAGGGGCCTGAACGCTTCGGGCAGCTTCACCTTCTCCCAGGATCCACGAACATCAGAAGGGCCATCCCACTTAATGCCCCTTGGGTCGCCATAGTCCACTGACTTATTCATGGCTTCTTTTTATCTTCCTTGAGCATCCTTCGGCAGATGTCAGCCATGATCCTGTCGCTCCGCTCCCTTGTGCTATCTATGAGGGCCTGCTCGTTCTTTCTGGCGATCTCTTTGTAGCGGTTCATATCATCAGGGCTCAGGTCATCAACGTGGGTCAGTTGGAGGCCCTCGGCGTCGTCCTTCGTCACAATGTACGGCAGACTATCCTTGGCTTTCATCAGTAAAACCTCTGTCTCTTTGGTTGTGCAAAAAGATTCATCTCGTTGGGCTTCTCGTCGTCTTCCAGGGCGACCATCCCCAGGCGCCTAATATACGCCAGACACATCACGAAACAATCAACCATATCGTCGTTCTCTGCCATCGGGAACTTGGCACACTGGTTAATGACCTCGTAGGCCCAGGGTCGCGGGACGTACCAGATCAGCCCATCCTTGAGTACCTGCTGGACCATGTTGGCCCGGAATACCTTGTCCTTGGTCCCAGGGTTCACGCCCATGACCTTGATCCCGGCCCTGGTCATCTCCTGGATCAGGCTGTGGCCGCTGGCCTTGCGCTCGATCAGGGTCACGGTTGGCGAGAAGAATAGCTGGTGCTGCTTGGCTTCCTTCTTCAGATCCGGGAACTCCACCTTCTCATTGAACCGCTCGATCAGCATGGCATTGACCTTGGCCGGCTGCTTGGGGTTGTCCGAGTACATGAACAGGGCGAAGGTCAGCCTGGCTGAGAAGTCGTTGTCCTCGTTGGTTTCAAAGGCCGTGTCATAGGCGCTCACCACGTCGATGAACTGGGGCATCTCGATCTCTTTGCCGGCCGACTTGTGGCCCTCTGGGAAGCACCACTGGCGCCACCAGGTTCTCTTGAAGATCAGGCCACCGCCACTGGTCGGATCCTGCTGGAACTGGGCGTCGTAATCCCGCCGGCCCATGGCAGCCCGCTCTGTCTCTACCTCTGCCTCGCCAAAGCGCAGC